ATTTTATAAGAATCTTTACAATCTTTAGAACAAAAAACCATTCCGTTTAGTTTCTTAGCTTCTCTTAAAGCGAAGATATGGTCTTGTGTATGATTGCAGATTGCAACTTCGTCTAATGTGTATCTTTTTTCGTTCATTTTATTTCCTTTGTTTGTTTCTTTCATACTTAAATAATACATAATCTTTGATTATATTCAAGTATTAATTGTAAATATCACAATATATAAGTCAATGTTTATAGGGTTTTAAAAAATAATTTAAAAAATTATATAATTTGACCTGTTAAAGTCGTTTTTTTGTACCCTTTAATCAATTGTAAGGCGTCAGGGTCAACCTTTGAAAATAGTTCTGATACGCCAGTTGAATCGCTTCCATAAGTATTAAATGGAGTATCTTTTCTTTTAAATAGTCTTAAAGCTTGTATCAAGCAAGCTGTTTCTATATCTTTTGGAACTGAAGCGAATCCATATTTAGCTGTTACTTGAACATTATTAACTATTGTTGTATCGAATCTTTCAGAACTTCTTGTATCTAAAATCTTAATGCACTCATAAGGGAGTGATTCATCTTCTGCATTAGCGGGTGTTACATAAAAATCTGTGTTTATTGTTAAGGTTGTATCGTGGCTTCCGTCATCATTTGTATCTAGTTTAACTATTAAACCAGTTAGCGTAGCAATATCAGGCACATCAAGGTAATAAGTTGTTACTGGAGTAAAGGTTCTAACAACAACTGAGCCGTCAATCCAAAATTTTCTTCCAGCTATTTTATCTATTTGTCTTGAAGCTGTCTCAACAGCTCTTTCCAAGTTATCATCTTGAGCCGAGCCTGATATTCCCATATAAGCTTTTATGCCTGACAAAGTAGTATAGCCATTAGTAATAGCCATAATTTGTCCTACTTAGATTTATCTTCAACGGGTGCTTTAGCTTTTGTTGCTTTACCTAATCCCCATTCCTTAACTTCAGCGTCAGCAACTTCTTGACCTTTAACGCCAAGCAATTTACCTTTTCTCCAAGTTTTTGGAAGTTGATTTTCGGTAGTTTCAGCTACTTTACCTGCTTCATCTATCCATACATATTTTTTTAAAATCATAATTTTCTCTCCTGACTTTAACTCGCCCGTGCCGTTAAAGCTTGAGCGAGTTATTAAAGTCATAATAATTTCTAAGTTATCCTTAGAAGTTTGATATTTTTGCGAAAGCAGTTGCTCTATAAATAGGCAAGCCCATTCTTACAGTTGCTTTCATAACAACAATATCTTTTACAAAGTTCTCGTCGTGTGAATCAGACATAGCAACTTCCATACCTTGTCTTGCGACAATATGAATTGCTTGTCCACCACCGAAAGTACCAACTATGCAGTCTCCTGCTGTTGTTTCTGTTGAAACTACAACTGGAACACCCCAAATGCTTGGTCTCACAGCGTCATTAAAGTTTCCTGCTCCAACAAATAATGGATTCAAAGCTCCACTTGTTGTTACAGCATTTACTTCAGTAACTACTTGATACCAGTCAGACGGGTGCATAATGATAGCGTCAGGATTCATAAATGCGTCTTTTTGAATTTCTGTAATCGCTTCAAATATTTGTCCAATTCTCTTTAAGCTTCCACTAAAAGATGAATAGTTAAATGAATTGATACCTGTTTTATTCAAGATACCTGTTAAGTTCACGCCTGAGCCTGAACCACCAATTATTTGGTCGGATATTGTTTGTCTAACCATAAATCGTAATCTACTGTCAATATATCCCTGTGAAGCGGAAACATCTGCAAGAAGTTCCTCTGTCATTGGAATAAAAGCACCGATTTTTCTAATTTCTTCTGTTCTTTCGGTAAATGCCAAAGCATTTTCTCCAAGAGCAGAACCCTCAGCGGTAGGTGCAGAGTTGTTTGTGTATGTTGTTTCCTCAAGATACTTGTACTGATATTGGTCAGTAGTAATTGTATCTATTAATGCTGGAATAACATAAGGGTCTAACTGTGCAGACTCCTCAATTCTTGCAGACCTAACGACTGCTGGTGGAAAGTTAGATTCAGTTACAGTAGTTTTCAATTCTACTTGTGGATTCCACTTTAACTCAGATGTAATGTTTTTTTGTCCATTATCTTTAAATGATTTAAAAGAATTTGATTCAAGAAATCGTTGTCCAAGAGTCTTTACTTCTTCTTTAGGTTCAGCGTGTATAGCCATTGGCTCTACATTGTTGCTTTTCTCTAATTCAGCTTCTAGCTCTTTTTTCTCTTTTTCTATTTTCTGAGCTTCTTTTATATCATTAACAAGTTCTGACATTTTTTCATTACGCTTAGCCCACTCTTCTTTTTTCTCAGAATCGAAATCTACTGTATCGACTCCTTGAAATTCTTCAAGAGTGTTCTCTCTAAGTGCGTGGAGTTCCTTTTTAAGCTGTTCTAATTTAGCCAATTTGTTCTCCTTAAATAATATCAGGGTCTAAAGTTTCCCCTAGAACCCTTGTTGTGTCAGCTATCAAAGTATCTGCTTCTTGAGTTTCTTCTACTTCTGCGTCTAGTTCGTCAATTTCAACTTCGACATCTGATTCATCAGAACCAAATCCGATAATCATATCCAATTCGTTATAAACTTCTTGGATTCTGTCTTGTAAATTAACCAAAGATTCAGTAGCACCCTTTGATAACTTTTTCTTTTTTTCAAGCCTTAAAGAAGTAAGTTCTTTAGCCCTGTCAATAAAACTGTTAATTGTGATTAGCACATTATCAGCTTCATCAGTAAACCTTAAATTAGATTTAGGTTCACTATCTACTTCGGCATTGGAATTATCTTCCTTAACTGCCAAAGTATGCGTTTCTTGATTAGCTCCCACTAAAACGGGACTAACTTCGAAAACTGTTGCGGACTTGATGTATCTCACTTCTTGAGTCTGTCCGTCTTTTTTAAAATCTCCGTTTTCTGAATCAGTTACTTGATAACCAAAGCTCCATTGTTGTAAATCGCCCATAGCTTTAACTGTATGGAAAGCGTCTCTACCTCTTTCGGTGTCCATAATGAATTGACCTTTGAATACAGCTTTTTCATCATCTTGTACAATGTCTCCACGACCAATAACATCTTTCCAGTCGTGAGACCAAACCATAGGAACTCCTTTGTCTCCCCAAGCTGATTTAATTGAGTTAGGAAGTACTACATCTTCATCTGAGTCAACAGTATTGAATACAGAGAAAACTGCTTCTACTTTTCCCTCTATCTCATCAGAAATTGCTAAATCTAATGTTTTAAAATTCATATTTTCTTTTTTCATTCTTGCTCCTCGTAAGCTTCGTTTTTTTCTGTTGTAGGGTCATCAGCTATAAAATGCCCTTTGCTATTTCTAGCTCTTTTCTTTTGAAGAGCTTCTGCTTGTTCTAGTCCTTTTACTTCTTCAATTAGACCTTGTTTTTTTAGCCACTTAACAGACTTCGTAGGAACATCTTCAATAATGTCTCCCTCTTCATACTGTTTGTCGCCGAACATTAATCCAACTTTTAATATATAACTCAAGTTATTACCTCAATTTCAAATTCTACGCCTAAGTATTCAATACTGTTTATAGTATAAACACCATAATTGCTTGCTTCAACAACTCTAGCAGAAGATACTGCTCCACCAAGTGTTGTATCGCCCTCAATCGCAAATTTTATTGAGCTTGAACCTGAGCCAGCAAGATATCCGTCCAAAGTATCTTGTGAATCTTCAGCGTCAACTCTTGAAACATAAAGTTGAATTGGAATTGTGTAAGTATCTGAACCACGACTAAAAGTATTGTCGTATTCCAATGAAGATAAAGTACCTACGATTGCACAAGGTGGTTCAATCGAATCAGGCACATAATCATATACTAATAAAGAACTTATCGTTTCAAGTCTAGTTCCTAAACCTGAACGAATACTTGTAAGACTAGCCATAGCTTTAACTATACACGAAAAAAGCAGAGACCCCTAGAAACAAAGGGAATTTAAAGAAAGACCTAAGAGTCCCTGCTAAATCTCGAATCCGTATTCTTCTTTTAAGAATCCTACTCGTTTATATATTTTTTCTGAAGTACCGAAATCTGTTTTATCATTCATTATTTTAAAGCTCCAATTGAAGTCATAACCTGTTCTGCAAAGTTCTGTTATATCCCAAGCTATTATCTTTCCGTTGTATTCGTTAACATACCAAAATCTTTTTTGTTCTTCATTAGCTAACTCAAGGTTTGTTGCAAATTTATCAAACTCAATAAACCATTCATCAAACTTTTGCCTGCGAGATTTGATTTCAATGTTGACTTCTAATCCAGTTGCGTCATAAGGACAATACTGGTCGTCATCTTCGGTTGTATGCACTAAACAAGATAATGTACTTTTTTCATTTATGATATCTATTATTTTTGATGTTTCCATTTACAATCCCTCTGCTTTCATTTCTTCTAATCTTTGTTTAACAAGTTCATCACGAACTAGATTAGGATTCTTTTTCATTTCTCTTGCTTTATATCTAACCCAGTAACTTCTATTCATTCTTCTTCCAAAGCTACTGGTTTAAAATCAAGATTAACAATTCCTGTTCTTTTTAAATTTAGTTGCGGGTATCTTTCGCATTGTTCTTTTGCATAGGCTAGAGCTTGCTCAGTATCATTACATAGATAAGTCATCTCGCCAGTAAACAATATTTTTATTTTCTTTATTATTGGTTCAGACATTATTCTTTATCCTCATAAGAAATAAATTCTACTTCCTGCTCTTTACCATTTGTTGATTTGCTAATTGTTAATGATTCAACTACTACATCATCTTTAGTGTTGTTAGAATATACTCTTACTATTTCTCCATTATTAATATCAATGGACAAATTTATTTTCATTGGATATTCTTCCATTATTTATTCCTCTCTTTCTTTATATGTTCTTTCCTATTAATATTCCTAGCATTATCAGGATTAGATACTGTAATACAATATCCATTATTCTCCTATCCCCATTGTTCCGCCATAGCGTCGGCAAAACCCGTGTAGAATTTACTTCGTTCTTTTCCTTTACCGCTACCTAACCAATGGATTCTTTGTCTCTCTTTTAAAGGTAAGGTCATCATATAGTCATAGACATTGTTAGTACCTTTTAATAATGGTAAGTTTTTTAACCATAAACAAGTTCTTTTAGATTCTGCGTGTCCAAATTCATAAGGTTGTATAGTTTGACTAGGTTTAGCAATTTGTGATGAAATTACACTTACTGGATTTTCTACACATATTTTCTCTATTGGTGCTTCTAGTAACAAACGAACAAAATCTAAAGCTTCTTTTTGTTGTTGCAACCTATTTGGAAATTTTGGGTGTGGTCGTCTTTTTTCTTTTGGTAAATGCTTATCTTCGTCGTGGTATAACCAACGCAGTCCAGAAACTGATAAGTAAGTGCAAGGTGGGTGGGCAATCATCATATCCCAACCGTCATAAAGAATATCTCTTACATCTCCTTTATAATGACCCTCTTCATAAACTATTGGAGATTCAGTTTCTAAAATATCACAACTAACAGCATTATGACCTTTTCTTAAAAATGCGTCTCTAACAATTCCCGAATATTCACAAGCAACTAATATTTTCATTTATTCTCCTTTAACTTTATATCTTCTTGTTCTATTTCCGCTTTACAGAATAAACATTCCAAAGCAGACCAAAATAAATGTGTTACTTCTAATTCTAAATGACATTCTATGCAATCAAATTTAAAAGTAGTTCTCTTTTGATAAATCATT